GCCGAGAGGCAGCGGGCCATGGTGGCCGCGGTGACGGTCTTCGCCGTCCCGCCTTTTAAATTCAAAACCGCTATGGTTTTCATGTCATAATCCTTTCCGCCGCCCAGGGGCGGCGCCTTGTTAAAAGGGCATGCCCTTTTCCTCGGGGATCTCCTTGATCTCCATCTGCCGGGCCGCCAGCTCCCAGCCCAGGGGCTTTTTCGGATCCCCGCCGTCGGGGAAAAACCGCCGGGACTTTTTGTCGAAATCCAGCCACTGGTTGATCTTTGAGCCGAAGTCCCGGTTCTTCAGCGTCACCAGCATGGGCTTGGACGCCTCCCCCACCGTGTGGGTGGTGAGGAAGAACACGTTGTCCGCCCGGTTCGTGATGTCCCCGCTGCCGTGTACGTCGTCGGCGGTAACTTTCCCCGCCGTCCCGCTGGCGCTCTTCCGGGGATGGACCACCAGGTGGGTGTGGACGTGCTGGCGCTTGGAAAACGCGGCCAGCGCCTGGGTGAACTGGGATTGGACGCGGTTGAAATCTGAATCCCGCTTATAATCAAAATCCACGGACATAATGTTGTCCACCAGGAACACGTCCGCCCCGTAGCGCATTTTGGCGTAGGCGAACTGGCCCAGGATGGCCTCCGGGTCGTGACGGGTGTTCCGCTCCAGGTCGAACAGCCAGAAGCGCCCATGGAGCCACTCGGAGATCCGCTGCTCCGCCATAACCTCCACTGTGGGCAGGCGCTTCCCGGTCAGGGGATCGTCCCGGTAGCCGATGTGCTCCGGCCCCGCCGCCTGGAGATAGGCCCACTCCCGGAACTGGGCCCTGTCCAGCTCGCCGGAGTAGGCGCAGACCTTGTGGCCCTGGTCGATGGCCTCCAGCAGGAGCTGGCTGAGGATGGTGCTCTTGCCGATGCCCCGCTTCCCGGTCCACACGCTCAGCTCCCCGGCGAAGAAGCCGCCGATGCTCCTGTCCAGCCGGTCGAAGCCGGAGAGGGTCCGGGGGACCTTCGTCAGGTCCCGCTGCCCCACCTCGCTCAGGTCCAGGATGCCGTAGGCCGGGAGCTCCACCGCCCCGTCCAGGATGGCGGGGAGTTCGTAGGTCCCCCGGGCCTCTATGTACTCCCGGATGGTCTTGCAGCCCTTGAAGCCGCTGTCCCCAACGACGTAAACGACACAGGCCGGGAGGCGGGGATAGACCTCCTTCACCAGCCGTTCCCGGGCGATGGCGTTGGGGGTGACAATGACGACGTAATCAAAGCACTGGAAAAAGGGCTGGCACTTCGCTACCGCCGCCCAGTCCACGCCGGTGCCTAGGCACACGGCGTTGGCCTGGATATCGGAGACCTCCGCCACGTTGTCGCAGAACCAGACGCCCTGGGGGAGTTTCGGGTCGAGGAACCGCTCCTCGAAGGTCAGGTATTCCGCCGCCAGGCGGACCGCTTGATTAAATTCCATCTTCTCCCTCCTCGTTGTAGGGGGCGGCGCCGGAAACGTCGGATGGGTCAGGCTCGTCCTCCCAGCGGTGCTCGTTCAGCCACTTGGAGGGATAGGGGATGTACTGCCCGCCGGCCTCCTGCCACTGGGCGGAGCGCTTCTGCTGGTCCAGCGCCGCCGACATCGCCCGGCAGAGCTCCAGATCCGGCGACAGCTTCTTCCACGCCTTCCGGGCCGCCTCCTTGCCCTTCTTCTTGGGGTAGGCTTTCCAGAAGCGGTCAAAGAGCAGCTGCGCATCCGGCTCGTCGTTTCTTTTCTTTTGTATTTTCTTTTCTTTATCTTTCTTCTTTGTTCTATTTAGTATTTGTTGCGTGAGGTTTCCCGACATCGCAAAATCGCACGACGGGTCGTCATTTTCCAAAAGCGCCTGGGGCATTTCATGAACGACATACTCGTATCCCGAAAAGCCGCCCTTTTCATTTCTCGTCTGCTGGCGGGTAATATACCCGGCTTGCATCAGCTCATGGACACCGCTGCGAATCGCACAAATACCGTCCGTTTTGTTTGTCGCCGCAAGTCCCGCAATCGAGTAATCCCAATCCTTTGGTAGCGAAAGCATATAAGCCAGCAAGCCTCTCGCCTTGAAGGAAAGCGAACTGTCTTGGAGTGCGATATTGCAGATTTGTGCAAAGCAATCCAGCTTTTCAACCCTGACCTGCGGCATATTAGCCACCCCTTTCTGTCATGCTTTCCGCCTTTAGAGTCTTTCTGTGATTGAGAACCACATAGAACCGGTATCTTTTTCCCATTGAAATTCGATCCACCCAAGACGCTCGACAGCTTTCAGGGCAGATTTGATTTTTTTCTCTGTGAGAAACGGAAACATCCAGTTCAGTAAATAATTGTGGCCGCAATAGTGCCATGTCCGGCTCCCCGTTTTCCTGATGTTGTCTCCCTGATCAGGAACGGTTTCCAACATCTCGAACTCACGATAAACGATGGCATTCATTACCCCGAACTTAGCAGCGAGATTGGGGTCAAAAGATTTATCAAGCATAGTTAATCTCCTTTCGCATACTCCGCCTCGATGGTGGCGTCCATTTCGCCCTTGATCCGGTCCAGCTCCCGGAACGCGGCGCCCATCGCGTCACAGCACGACATCAGGTGCTTCGTGCCCAGGAACGTCTGAGCCCTCTCCATGGCGAAGAGGTCCGCGTAGAGCGATTCCTGGATCAGGTACAGGTTCGCGATGGCGCAGGACAGCCACGTGCTGGCGTCCTCCATGTTGATTGGAATTTGGCGCATTTGTCTAAGCCCTCCTTTTTACTGCCATCTCGGCAGTATCTTTGCTTGCAAATATAACATACAATATGGCTGTATGTCAAGCAATTTTTAGGAGGGTTCTTATGTTCAAAGATAGACTTCGTTCGGCCCGTATCAAGAGAGGTAAGACCTTACAGTCTCTTGCGGATGAACTTGGTGTCACATTGGTGACAATTCAAAAATACGAAAGTGGGGCAAGAGAGCCAAATCTCCAGATGCTGGGAACCTTGGCGGATATTCTTGATATATCTACAGACTTCCTTTTGGGTCGTGACGAGTATCTGACGAGGCTCGGAGTATCCGTTGATGTACCCCCAGAAGGTCCTCCAAGGCATCCCAAACCTCAAAAGAACCTTTGAGCTTTTCATACTCAATCTTTTGGTAATGATTGAGTGTCAAGCCCAGCTTGTCCGCCATGGCCTGCTGGGTCAGGCCCGCCGACCTGCGGGCGGCCCGGAGATTGTCTCTCATGGCAGCACCCCCTCCCCCGTCCGGATTGGGGCTTGCATTTTGCCGAAAATTTGATATAATAAATCTGGATTTAGTTCTCGGCGCAAGCCCTGGACGTGGCCGCTCGAAGGTGCCAGCCTTCGGGCGGTCTTTTTTTGCGCGTTTCATCAGATTGCCTCCTTGGGGGAGGATTCCGCTAAACAGCGGGTAAGCGGAGATTCCAGCACTTCTGGAATCTGTCCGCTCTGAGCTAACAGCAGCGCGGCCATTTCCCGTGCACTGATACCAGGCTCTTTCCGCCGTTCCAGCCGCACCCCCAGCATCCGCACCGCCTCTTCCGGGGGGATATGTAACGCTGCGACCAGCCGGCACAGGTCCTTCTGGGTCCAGCTCCCGGTCTTGAGCTTCAGGGAGAGGGTTTGATTGCGCATCCCGATCAGGGCGGCAAGGTCGATCATGTAGGGCACGTCCCGCTCAATCATCGCCCGTCGGATGACCTTTTGAGTGTCCGCCGCAATGGAGGCCAGGCGTTCCGCCTCCGTCGGCTTTTGCAGTTTTACTCTGGGCATGGTATGCCTCCTCTCAGGTTTATTGTTTAGCGAAGAAGAACAGCAAGTTGTCCGCCTTCTTTGCCAGCTCCAGGCGCTCCTGGGCCAGTTCACGGGCCTCCGAGGTATCCAGCCGGGCCAGGGCGCAGGCGTCCGCCCGGCAGCGATCCCCCTCGTCCCGCATCAGCTCCACCGCGTCGTCCAGCAGAGTAGGGTCAATCTCAAACTTTGCGTTCATGTGTTTCACCTCTTTTCACGCGCCGGGCCGCTTGGGCGGTTCCCGGCCAAGAAGCTCGTCGGTGGAACAATGGAGCACATCCGCCAGCCTGACGAGCGTATTCGCCAGGGGCTTGTTGGGGCCTTTTTCCCATTTGCACACCGTCGTGATGTCTACGCCCAGGGCGTCGGCCAGCTGCGTCTTGGTCATCCCGGCCCGCTCCCGAAATTCTGTGATCCTCAAAATCATACCTCCTTGTTGTTGATTTTCTTTCCGGCTTATGGTAAAGTAAAATTGATTTGATATCCGCCCATGTGGGAAGGAGTATTTTATGGACTTAGAATTGAAGAATGATATAAATCGGCTCTTTTCGATATTCCTGAACAACACACAAATGGATCTGCATCGTCTTTTACCGCCGGTCCCTGCAGCCAAACGCTATCAAAGCAAGCTGGAAGATGAACTGGAAGACTTCCACTCCGCACTCCTAAACAGGTTGGAACGAGAGTTTACTTCTTGACCAGCTTGGCCTGAGTCTCAATGCTGCGCTGGGCACATTCCAGCGCCTCTATCGCTTCCTGATAGGGTATGCCCGCCTGGAAGATTACGTCCGCAAGCTTCTCGCCAATTGCGGTTGTTTCCGGGGATGGCTGAAATCGTTCGTAAGAAAGCCGCATATAAGTCACC